ATTACTCCATCTTTTTCAATATACCCGATTTTATTTACCATAATGTTTAATTTTAAAGTTGCACAAACTTACTCATATCTTCAATAATAGTACTTTATTAATCGTATTGATAAGTTAATTTAAACTACGGATACATATTTTATATATCAAAAAGATAGGGAAATAAGCACAAATTAAAAGCCCCGACTACACTTAGTCGAGGCTCATTCCTTTTGGAGTAAATAGCGTATTGTCTCTCGCTTTCGAAAACTAGCAACTTTTCCGTAGAGAGATGATACAACAGACATCCACGTCTGTACACAAATATACTAATTATAAATGAGATAACCAAAAGAAAAGACCTTAATCTTTCAACCCAAGGCACGCCACTTGTTCGCTAACAAGAAAACTTCTACACTTAATAGCTTCTTATAAAAAAGTAGTAGGAGCTATTGGGTATAAAAAGCCCCAACTATTACAGCTAGGGCATACTTGTCAATAACAAAGATACTTCTACGATTTTATTCTACAGTCCAATAATTTTCTTTCTTATTATATCTAATCTTATTGCCATATTTGGGCAAAAGCAAAAGTGCAGAATCGACTTTAGCTGCGTCAACATCAACACTCATCACTGTTTTTCCCTTTCTTTTTCTTTCTGAATAACGCATTGTAATCCCATATTGTTTATATACTATTTCATAAACCGTTTTATATTTCCAAAGCACATTAGATAATGAGTCATATTTAAGTTTTTCTAATAAAAAATTACGCTCATGTTTCAATGATAAAATTTCAAGTGAATCTTTTTGATTTCCTAATTGATTATAGGTTAATTTATTTCCGTTAAAGGTTCTATAGCTAAAAGTCTCTTTATTACTAATAGAGTCTACCCTTATATTCATAAATTCATGTAAATTTTCAACATACCATTCTTTTTCTTGATTCTTTTCATAAAGGATGACTGAAACACAAGCAGATAAAAAAAAGCAGATCAGAGTAATCATTAATGCTGCATTAAAGCCCTTATCTTCTTTCTTTCTTACTTCGGCCAATTCAAGCAAGAGTTTTGACTTATCTTTTATTTCATCATTAATAATAGATTGAGATTGCAATAAATTATCCAATTCCTGCAATATTGGATATATTTTAGATGTATCTTTATTCTTTGCCTTCATATTTAATATCCTTCTGTTTTAGTTCAATAATCTCATTTCTTAATTCGACATTAATATCTCTCAGTTCATTATAATCGTTTCTCAATTCATAAATTTCCTTATTATAAGATTCGACTATCTGAACCCATTCGAAATATGCAGAGTTTAATTTTTTATCTGAATTATAACTTTCGAAAAGCCGTCCTACTCCAAAAGAAGCAGCAATTAAACTAGCTATAACAGTATATGAGACTATTGTGTTTGTTAATAGCCTAAGAAAAGTTCTATATGCTTTTGATAAAGTTAAACTACGAGACATTCTTTATATCTTTTCTGCAAAGATAATACTTCTCTTTTATCTTACATATTATTCCTAAAATTATTATCATAAAGAAAAAAGCAAAAACATCCATCCTATGTAAGTCCCACCAAGATAATTCAATAATCTTCTCTCTTTGATTTAGTAAAGCATTCACCTTATTACTAATAGTATCAAGCCGATTCGAGAATTGCTGCAAAGTAATGGATAATATTTCATCAACTTTTGTTCGTTCCTGTTCTTGCTTAGAAGCTTTAGTTGTACTTTCTTTGACGGGATATTGCTTTCCTGACGAATCGGGAGCAGACAAGTAAACTGTTTTATTCTCAATCTTTAGGTCACTCAATTTGTCAGTAGTAATCTTCGTTTGCTTACTTACATCAGCCCTCAATGACTCAATTATACTTTGAATATGACTTAATTCACCGGAATAGTCTACCTGCTTTTGAGTTTCCATATTTCGGGAAGTCTTGCAGGAAGTAAAACATATTCCCGACATCAGGAATATGGTTATATAAATTAGCGCTTTCATGGCCGGATCACTGTATTACGAAGAAAATTAGAAAATTCACTCCTGACATCAAAGCAGGGACAAGCCTTGATATATTCCCTAGACTCTACCTCTCCGCTGCCGTCTAGATCCGGCGAAGTATCACGATGTCCGAGCACTTCAATTATAGGATATTCCTTACAGAGCTTCGCGACCAATTCGCGTAGTGCTGTCCTTTGAGCTGGAGTACGTGTATCTGCAGGTTTTCCAGATGCGTCCAAGCCTCCGATATAACAGATGCCAACACTATGCTTATTATACGAAGACTTTGAAAATCCTTTGGTATTACAATGCGCCCCATCGATGGAAAGCGGGCGACCGTTCTCTATCATTCCGTCCAGGTCAATGACGAAGTTATAACCGATCTGATTGAAACCCCGAGCCCGGTGCATCCGGTCAATATCTTTAGCTCGTAGATCCTGTCCGGCACGCGTGGCAGAACAATGGATGATAATTGCATCAATAGTTTTCATTTTGCGTCTCCTTTTTGTAAGTAGTTCGTTAAATAGGGAATGTTTTTTATAAACTCAACACTCAACACATAATGCAGGAAAGCTACTACCTTGTAACCATTGCTAGAGTTAGGGAGAATTTGTTTGATATTTCTTAGAATATTTACCCCGTAGAAATAGAAAACGCTATACGTAATAAATGAGACACATTGAAGTGCACCTTCCGGATTACCCTTGTGTTCACCTATAAAGTAGATGCAGCTAACCAAGGCAAAGAAAATAGTTGCTTCTACGATACACCTCCAAGCCTTTTTAAAAGAAAAACTCTCATGATTGATAAGGAGTGCAGTAAGCAGTCCACAAATGAAATTGAGGGCAAATACAGCAATAAGGCTTTTGATTTCCCCAGAGATAGGATTGAGATAAGCAGCTATGCCGGTAACCAATCCAATAAGTAAGTTTTTGAAATAATCCATAATCATTTATCTAAAATATTAATACTTCATTTCAATACCTCGCTACAATCATCAATAGCAGTATGGAATACCTGTTTCACTTCCTCGGGAGTCAACCCGTGATCCTCATGTAGAGAAAAGCCGGTTACTCCATTTCGCGAAGTATTGAAGAAACCTACTGTGGCTTCATCTTTGACGATTTCGGCAGTAATGTCTTTGACCGCTTCGGTGCCACGGGTTGACATTCTGTATTTAACTATGATAGTGTCTGTAACCTTAGTTGTTGCAGTACTGTTAGTTGCTGTGATGTTCATTCTTTGTTTCCTCCTTCTATTAATTCGTTAATTTGCCCGAAAGCACCAGCGGTAAATACATCCGCACAAATCTCTTTTAATAGAGCAGCATCTTCAGTTGTAACCTCAAGTATTCCTCTATTATTGATAATCTGTTGTAACATATTATAGGCACGTAGTTTTTTTGCCATATCCATGCCTAATTGAGGATTCATACCGGCAGCATAAAGTGCTTCCGAAACCATATCACGTAGAAACTGTTTTTGTTCCTTACCATTGACTACTTTAATGGCTTCTTTTCCTTTAAAGTCAACTAATGTTTTGTTTAAATTTAATTTCATAATATAATATATTAAGCGATTGATACCAATAACCCTTTTCTGAATTTCATATTACTACCAAAATCGAAATCAATACCTTGGTAATAGTTAATTCCACCATTTCCATCCCTAGATGTAATACAGCCGAAATTATCAGCCAGGCATAGTTCACTTGATAATGTTCCTTTCACATAAACACCTCCATCAAAGAAGCCTGCATACGTTGTATTTGCTAGTGGATAGCTTCTGTCTGATGCATTTAGATTTCTGGAGGCATAAATACAAGCTCCACCAAAATTAGAACCAATAGCAGCAACCCCAAAACGTCCATCTGTTTCTGCATTGAAAGTGACATTGACAACTCCTTCTTTTGATGTTCCAGAGCCTAGTTTTAGACTTCGTGATGTTCCTCCAAAATATCCTGAACGCGTCCATACAAGACGTCCATTTTCGATAGTAAAACCACCTATGAACCCGGAATCAGCGTCTATCCTGCGAACCTTTATCAAATCAGTATTCAAATATCCACCTACAACAATGGTAGTACCAAGTTTTGCATATTCAACTGCATCCTCAAATGCCAATTTACCCAATCCGTCTCGATCAATCTTGGAGTTAATCATTGTCTGCAGATCACTATGCAGTGCGGTGATTGTAACAGCACCTTCCAAATTAATTTTAGATGAGTGAATCGTAGTCTCTCCGGCCGCCTGGTTGATATAAGATATAAGCGTATTACCGTTTTCCAGTTCTTTAGAAGCATATATCTTATTACCGTCAGCTGTAGTAATCCAACCGGCAGTATCTATCCTTTGCGTTAAGCTATCGACCCGCGTAACTTGTGCAGAGATTTGAGTATTGAGCACTTTCAGATCAGCGGTACATTCATCTGAATAGCTTTTCAGTTTGTCTTGTATGGCTTTGTTTGCTCCTTCAACGGCTGTATTGAAACTAGCTAAAGCAGAGTTGAATAGAGTAAACTTATCATCTACATTCTTTTTTTCCTCAATAGTCGTTTGTCCATCTGCAATAGCTGTATTTATTGCAGCAATAAGATTGTCAATTGCACCTGACAAAGAAACCTTGGCATTAAGTAAATCTGTTTTAGCAGAGCCTTCCAGATAAGCGTTCACATATAGTTTGCTATATGTAGCTTCAACAGCAGATTTCGTATTTCCGACTGTATTTAAGTATTTCTCAATCGCTTTAGCTTCCGCCTCGTCTATAATGCCATCCGCAAATGCGCCATCTACATAGTCATGCAAGCCTTCAACTGATGTTGCAGCATCCTGCGCAGCCTTAGCAGCATCCGCAGCATCCTCTAAAGCCTGCATTGCCTGTTTCAGTGCTTCATCCGAATAATCCTTTAGCTTGTCCTGTATAGCCTTATTAGCGGCTTCAACAGCAGTATTAAAATCAGCATAGGCAGAATTGAAAAGAGTGAATTTATTATCCACGTCTTTCTTTTCTTCAGATGTTGTAAATCCGTCGAAAATTGCGGCATTGATAGTATTAATCAGGCTTTCAATACTCCCCATTAAGCTAACTTTAGCATTGAGCAAACCAATCTTTGCAGGACCGGATAAATAAACATTTGTGTAGAGTTTATTGTAAGTTGCTTCGATAGCTTGTTTGGTATTGTTGACAGTATTGATATACTTTTCAATAGCTTTTGCTTCTGCTTCGTCTATAATTCCGTCAGCGAAGGCTCCATCTACATAATTATGAAGTCCTTCCACTGAATCAGCAGCATCCTTGGCCGCTTTAGCTGCATCCTTTATTTCCTGATGAGCAGCTTCCCATTCAGACAGATTTTCCAATCCGGAAGAACCTGCTTTTATTTGAATGTTACCGCCGATCTCACTTTTTACTAGATCGAAATATGTATCACCATCCGGAGAAAGGATTCTTTCTGTTGTTACGCGGCCCGGCAGAATTTCAGTAAATCCGTATAGCTGAACAAAACTTCTACTACCTTCATACTCGCTGTTAAGCACTCCGGTGAGTAAATGATAATATCCAGCTATCTGTTCCATTTTAATAGCTGTTTCACTCAAGAGGAATGTTCCGGCTTGATTCTCCTTGCCAACTTTAGCATATAGATAATACTTCTTGTCCGGGTCAATGAGTACCGGAGAATCATAGTTAGCCATGTCCCAGTACTTGTATTCATCTGCCTTATGAGAAGAAGAAAGAGAACTAATACCGAGTGTCAAATGCTGAAGGATTCCTGCCGGAGCGTTCAGTATCTTTGTACTTGTATTGAAAGTAATATTATGAGATACCTGAACCGGATTCGTTTTTGAATTGACAAAACGAAATTGCAAGCTTTCGTCTCCGACAAGCAGTTGCATGGTTGAAACGGTTATCGGATTGACAGAGCCGGAGAAGTTCAACAGTGCATCTTCAAGCATAGACGTCGTTTCCTTTGCGTCACGGAAACGACGTTTAGTAAATTGTAAAGCGTCCTTATGCTTCTCAATAACTGTCACCTCGTTAGTTTCAATCTTATTCAGATCACTTGAAACAGATGTACTGACTGGTTCGTTTGACAACTCTATTTCCGGAGAATATGGATTATTAATATAGCGCTTGATTCCGATCATGCGAATAAGAGAACCTTCTGGATGAAACTGTGTATCGGAGAAGTTCACATATCCACCTAGCATGATCTTTCCACCTATCTGTAACCAGCGTTTTTTCGCCCAGATGCCGTCCAATGTCCCAATGAATACAAATGATTTATCTTCATGTTCATACAGGTATTTTGCTGCTTCCTTGAAAGCTTCCCAGCTCGCACCCGTTTGTGTGCTATCGTTACAGATATAAGCTTTCGGCAATTGAATTCCGAACACTGCGTATGTATCACCAACCTTTGGACGCCAGACTTCCGGCTCTGGCATGGTTATACCGTCGATTTCCTGCGGTACAATTTCGAATCGACGTGCCTCTTTCTTGTCTTTCGCTTCATGAATGTACTTTACTTCAAACTCTTTGCCGGTAAGCGTACCTGTTTGGAAAATGACAGTCATACTTTCTCCAGCGATGAGACAATCTTCGAAATTTAACTCTTCGGGAATGTCTTTGTCTACAAAGTCAAAGAAGTTATTCTCTTTGTTGACTTCAATCACAGAACTGACGGTACCGACACGGGAAGGATAAATAGCCGTGCAATCCAAGCTATCTTCCTTGGCGGTAGCAAGTTCTTTGTCAGCACGCGTAACACAAGTCCCGTCCGCATCAGTTTTATACGTCCGTCCTTCGTAAACAAGGGTCTTTGATTTTGGGAGTAACAGGTTCTTAGCTCCGTATGTTGAGTAATCAATGTTACGATCAGAGGTTTCAACAAGGATGATTTCGGGTGGAATATCCCCGGATTCGCGACCAACGCCGACCTTAAATCCGTGACCTTTACCATACGACAGTTTCAAAGGATTCTCCTTGTTGTACTCAACTTTACGCAGATGAACCGTTTTTATATTGTTTTCTTCGGTAATCTGCCATTCTGTTTCATACGTATCTGCTAGCTGGTTTAAAGCATCAATAATATAGGTGTGATTGTAGTTGATTACTTTTTCCGTTCCCTCAATGCAGTTACCGACTTTCCAACCGGTACTCCGGCGGTTCAGGTTCTCAACGAGTAGACGTAGATGTTCGTGTGCCTTAGCTGTGTATGAGAACTTAATACTTCTGTCAACGGTATGGCGTACTTTCCATAACGTCGTATCAGCCTTGCTTGTTTCAAGAATCAGTGTATATTCGAAGTTACGTTCACCGTTCTTCTTGAAATTGCTATCCTTCTTCAAAGAATAACGCTTCCCGTAGAAGTCACACCAGGAGCCAACCGGAATTTCAATATACCCCGGATGAGAAAAATACAAAGTGAGTGTATCTTCTCCCATGATAGCTTCATAAGAGTAGCTTTCATCTTTTACTTCGATTTTTATTTCCTTATCATCATTATATAAAGTTACCATGTCCTTAGAATTATATCATAAAATATAAATGCTTAGACGAAATCACCGGAATCATCTGTTATTGTAAAGGTAAGGAGCTGGAGAACAAATTCAGAAAATAATAAGGCTGAATATGCAACATTGAACTTATTGTTGTGAATAGATGAATTCACAGATAAAAAAGCAGTCATTTCGTTCATCATTTAAGTGCAGTGCTCCTTCACACTGTGATTATACTTGTATTTGCAAAGATAAATAATTATTTGAATATCAAATAATATGCATCGCTAAAATAGCAAAACAATCAGTATCTTTTATTTCAAACAATCTTTCTTCAAATGAAAATCAAATAACATTCAAAAATGCAGTTTTAATACCTAAGTTCTCTCGGGACGAACGCCGCACTGAAAGATTTTTCCAATGTTACGACAAAGAACCTCGGACAAAACGGGTATTATAAACTGCCTGATGGATTGATGGTTCAATGGGGAATATCTTCATCATCTGGTAGAAACAGGACTATCTACCTACCACAATCTTTCTTTGATACAAATTACAAAGTCATGCTTACAATGAGACGAACAGAAGACAGCACGACGAATCTAACTTGTGACGTATGGCATTCAAGAACTATTTCATCTTTCGTCATGTTCGGGCTGTATCACTCCACAGACATTAATAACGGGGCATCCATAAGTGGATTTGAATGGTTTGCGATTGGACGATGGAAGTAAAATAATTGTAACACGTCTTTTATTATGAATAGTTTAAGTAGAAAAATGGTACTGATTTTAATAGTCGTTTTTGCACAAAGTTCTCTCGGGACGAACGCCGCATTAAAAGATTTTTCCAATGTGTCAACAAAAAGCCTTTCCCAAAATGGATATTATAAGCTACCGGATGGGCTAATGATTCAATGGGGATACGTAACTGGAGCAGCAACTATAAAAACAATTTATTTGAATAGTTCTTTTTTGAATAGCGATTATATTATATCAGGTATAGGAGTTTATTATAATACATCTGAATCTGTTGTAGTACTACCAATTCTTGTATCAAAAACGACATCAAGTTTTAGAATGTGTATGAGATTTAGTGCTGACAGTGGCGGGGGTGGGTATTCGCCGTGGCCGTATTATTGGTTTGCTGTTGGGCGCTGGAAATAATAAATTTATTCAAACACTAAATTTGATATGAATAATTTAAGTAGAAAAATAGTAGTTATAATCATAGGGCTTTTCTTGCAAAGTTCTCTCGGAACAAATGCAGCGTTGAAAGATTTTTCCAATGTTTCAACAAAAAGCTTCTCTCAAAATGGATATTATAAGCTACCGGACGGGCTGATGATCCAGTGGGGAGTCGGTGGAAAA